TTCCAGAAGAAGGTCATGAGTTACCAAATTTAGCAGTAGTTTATAATTATCAAACTAATAAAATTTCATTAAGGGATTTACCAGAAAATTTATCAGCAGCAACTTATGGATCATCTAAATTAGTTACAAATACTTGGAATGGATCAGGAGATACTTGGGAAACTGCAACTAATCCTTGGAATTTTAATCCAGAATCACCATTTACTAATTCTATAATAGGTGTTGATCCAACTATAAGTGGATTATATGCACTATCATTTTCTGATAGAACTATTGATTATGGAACTTATTTGGAACGTGACAGTTATGCTTTTGATTCTAGCTTTAATGTAACAACTGTATTAAGAGCGTATCCACATATTGATTGTGAAGGCCCAGTATTGATTCAGTTTGGATCTAAATATGGGTCGAATAATTCCATAGAGTGGACTCCCGCTGTTACGTTCGATCCTAATACAGATAGAAAAGTTGATTTGAGAACTACTGGCGTATATCATGCATGGAAGATTAGTAGCATAGGCAATAACAAGATGATATACAGCGGAATGGATGTTGAATATGTATTGAATGGTGTAAGATAATGGAACAGGTACCACAAGGCACTGAAAAAAATCTTAGTGAATATCTTTTTAGGATGCTTACAAAAATTAAACATGATATTGAAAGCATCAATAAAAGAACTCTTGTTAGTAGTAAGAATTTTATTATCAATGGTAGCTTTAATATTTGGCAAAATGGATCTAGTTTCACCACTGCTGGATATACTGCCGATATGTGGCAGTTAAATTTAATTGGTAATGTTGCAACATTTTATAAAATAACACCAATATGGGCTAATGGATTCGCTGGTTCAAAACATGGTATAGCTATGAGCACATCTGGATTAGATGTTTCAACTGATTATACAAGATTGAACCAAAAAATTGAGGATGTTACACAACTTGCTGGTAAAACAGTTACACTTTCATTTATTGCAAGAATGACTTATGGTTCTGCACCAATAGCAATAGAGTTTTCTCAAAATTTTGGAGCAGGAAGCCCAGACGCACAAGTTAATAGCATAGGGGTAAAGCAAGTTACTTTAAATGATACTTGGACAAGATACCATGTAACAGTAGATATGCCTGGAATTGCTGGAAAAACATTGGGAACAGCCAATACAGATTATACACAAATTAATTTTTGGATAGATGCTGGATCTGATTTCGCAGCCAGAACAGGAGGATTGGCAAAAAAAACTACTGCTATAGAAATTAGAATGTCTGCCATAAGATTAAATGTTGGCACTAAAGCTATGGATATTGACTTTGACGATCATCAAACTGAATTGATAAAATGTCAACGATATTATGAAAAATCATTTCCACAAGGAGTTGACCCTGTTCAGAATGTTGGTGATATATTAGGATCGTTTGTATTTCCAGCCATTAGCCCTGCCGCGACAATACAGCGGAGTCCTTTTGTACCATTTAAAGTTACAAAAAGAATTACTCCAACCATCACATTGTTTAGTCCTAGAGCTGCAAGTGCAGAAGCTTATGACAATACTGCTGGTGCAGTTTGCACAGCTACAGCTGCAAATAGTTTGTCTGATAATGGATTTAGTGTTACTACAACTGGAAATGCAGTCACAGCAATAAATAATAGATTAGCTATTAATTGGGTGGCAGATGCAAGATTATAAAGTGTTAGATGAAGATACTATAGAATTGAACAGTGGTGTATTTATACCACTTTGTGAATCTAATAAGGATTTTATTCAATTTTGTATTGATAAACCTGTTGAAAGTGATAAAATGAAAAAAGATAAAAAAGACAAAAAGAGGATGTTAAAATGAATTATTCGATTACTATGGTTCCTGCATTATTGTTAAATGTTTTGTGGGATAAAATTGAGCCACATGTTGCAAGAGTTGTTGATGCTTCCGCTGGGGAGATAACAGTTGAGTCTGTTAAAGAAAAGGCTTTATCTGGCAAAAGTTGTTTTATTGCTATTGTAAAAGGTTCTGAGATTATTGCAGTCAATACTGTGGAAGTATGCACTTATGATAGTGGTATGAAAGCATTGTTAATACCAGTTGTAGGTGGCAATGAAGCATTTGAATGGGGGCCATCATTTCTTGCATATTGTGACCAATTAGCAAAAGAATTAGGATGCCAAGAAATGCGAGGTTTTAGCACAAGAGAATCATGGAAAAGAGTTTTGAAAGACTTTGGCTGGGCTGAGTCCCATTTTGTTATTAAAAAGATTGTGGAGTAAATAAAATGAGTGGGCAAAGTTCAAGCGGTAATTCAAGCAATTTGTATAATTTTAATCAAAACTATGGTAATGCCAATAATTTTAATCAACAGATTGCAAATTTTCAAAAAAAATACCTAAGTAATTTATATGGTCAAGCTGGCAATTTATTTGGCAACACTATGGGCAATATGAATAGCCAAATACCAGGTGTTCAAGAATATATGAACATGATTAGAGATCAAGGTGGAAAGGCATTGCAAGATCAGCTGAAAGGTGGAGCTTATGCTGGAGTTGATTCTGCCGCTGTTCAAAATCAATTACAGCAGTCTATGAATGATCCTAGCAAAACTAGTCAGATATATGCTCAAATGATGGGAGGGCAGGGCAATAACTACGCGGATGCAATGAAAGGGACATATATGCAGGATGCACAGAAAGCACAGGAACAAATGCTATCGAACCTAGATGCTAGGGCAGCAGGCGCTGGGATGAGCGGTAGCTCACGACACGGTGTCGCAGAAGGCTTAGGTATGCGTGACATAAATCAAAACCTGCAACAGAACCTTGCCAAGACAGGGTATGAGACGTTTGACAAGGATCTGAGCAATAAGTTAGGTATCGCACAGCAAGCGGATACAAACACGCTACAACGGCAACAAATGATGCAAGGAATGTTATCTGGAAAACAAAATGCTATGACTGGTGGTTTATCTAATGCTGGTGGCATTCAAAACTTAGGTATGGGCTCATTTGCCCCAGGCATGATGCCATGGCAAGCTCTGGGTCAATATGCAAATATATTAGGCAATCCAATTGTTACCAATACTGGACAAGGATCAGGGTGGGGGTCAGGAACTGGATCAGGTAGTGGATCATCAAGTTCAAAATCTGGTGGAGGTGGAATATGATTGATTTTAATAGTGATGTTCCATTTTGTGAGCTTACAGCATTTTTGCATTTTTGGTTAACTTTACGACCTATCAATACTCCTAAAGATGGATGTATGGATTTTGCTGATAAGATAAGTGGTATTGTTTTATATCGTTCTGGTCAATATCAAGTTCAATTATTTAATTTGGCACCAAATGCCATTATTGAATCACATTGTCATCCCAATGTTGATAGTTATGAAGTTCATATTGGTGGTGAATTAGCATTTGAAGTTGATGGATGCAGACACGAAAATAGAGCATTGTTAGACCACATTAGAATATTCCCTTCATCAATGCACAAGGCATTTTCTGGTGATCAAGGTGGATGCTTTATATCAGTTCAGAAGTGGTTAAATGGTGTTCCTCCTTCAACAGTTGGTCATGATTGGTTTGATATAGAAGGCCATCAAAAAGGAACTGCAAGTTTGGCAATTGATGAAACAATTAAAACACCATCAAAAGCTAAGTTGATTCCTAGCGATTATTATGAGGTGAAATGATGGCCTTAATATCTGGTATATTGAATAAAGTAGGTCTTGGAACTTCAGCTTCAAAAGGGTATGAACAGGCACAAAAGACTGGTGATGCTTCAGGTTATGGAGGTTCTGGCATAGTAGGAACATTGTTAAAAGCATATCTAGGAGGCGCTGTTGGAGGAGCGATGGGTGGTTCAGCTGGAGCAGGTGCGTCAGGATTAGAAGGTGCATCTAATGGTATGAGTGGTGTAACAGATTCTATGTTTGGCTCAGGTGCCGGTACTCAAGGTGCTGCTCAAGGACAAGGTGGAATAATGGGTGGGATAGGCGATATGTTACAGCAAGGAATAGGACAAAGCGGAGGCCAGCAACAGCAACAACAAAATCCTATGCAAATGCAAGATATGTCTCAACCACAACAAGGTGGTCAAATGCCTGGAATGATGCAATTGCCAGGATTTGGTGGGCAGCAGCAAAATGATCCATATGCCGGTATCCCAGATTTTATGAAACAAATTATGTTTAGGGGCCAATAAAATGATTAGCATTGAGGATATTTTAAATCAAAAAATGCAACAAAGAACTCCAGTAAATAATAATGTTCCTGGTGAATTATTGGCATTTATTTCTGGTGGCCAAAGAGGTGCGCCACAAATGCCTAATATCCCAATGCAGCAACAACAGCCTGTTAATTTACCACAAATGGGTCAAATGGGGTCAGGAATAGGGAAGCAAATTGTAGGTGGTTTGCTCAAACAATATGTAGAAGATAAGGCAGAGCAAGATAATGCCAAAAAAGTTTCTTCTGCCTATGGTGGTTTATTAGATAACTTGATTGACACTGAAAAGAACGACACTCGAAAAGAGCAATATAAGGGTTTAAGTGGTTTGATTAAATCAAAAAATCCAGAGTTGCAAAAATTAGGTATAAGTGGATTAGGGTATCTTTTCAAAGGCTCTCAACCAGATTTGAATAGAACAGAGATGCAAAAGAACTTGCAAGATCCAAATGCTGGCCCACTTGTAAGAGCTGCAAAAGAAAGAGTTGGTGTTCCAGTAGGTTGGAATCGTGATCCAGAAACAGGTGTTATATCAGGAATGCCAACATCTTCTGGACTTCCTTATGACCAAGTATTGCTTCAACGTATGCAAACATTAAAAGGCACTGAGCCTTATGGTGGAGAACAACGCTTAAACTTTGAATCATCTAGCCAAGATTTAGCCAGACGCAATTATGAATTAAGATTGCAAGAAGCGGAAGATCGTAAAAAGGCTAGAGAATTGGCTTTACAACAGCAAAAAGATTTAAAATTGCCTTTAGTACCAACAAAACATGTTGATGAATATATTTCAAACCAAGCAAGTATAAATGAAATAAATGATGCCATAAAAACTGTAGAAAAAAACAAAAAGCATTTTGGTCCTACTACTTGGTTAGGAGAAATAGCTGGTCAATATATTGATCCAGAAGGTGTTGAAGCTAGAGCTAAAGTTGCAAGAATTGGTGGTGTTCAATTTCACAGTTTAGCTGGTGCAACAGGAACAGCAGGTGAGCAAAAGCTATATAAACCATTTATTCCAGACATTAGAACTGATACGCCAGATGCAATAATAACAAGATTAAATGGATTGAAAAAACATATGGAAGAATTAAACAAGCAATATAAAAATGCTTATTCTAAAGGATATAGAAATACACTTCCAGAACCATTTATTGAAGATCAAAATAAAACTGGCAACATTGTTAAAAAAGAATTTGTGTCAGAAGGTAGTCTTCCAACTAATTTAAGAATTGGTGAAACTACACAACTACCTGATGGCACAACTGTTATTTTCAAAGGCAACCAAGGTGGTCAACCTATATTTGAACCAATTCAACAGCAACAAGAACAGCAAAAGAAAGTTGCTAGAACTGGAACAACTAAAGATGGAAGACGAGTTATTGAATATACAGATGGTACTAGGGAGTATAAATAATGGCTTCTAATGACGATATTGTTTGGGATGATGAAATAGCATGGGATCCACAACCTGAAACTAAGAAAAAAGCCAATAAAAGTTTTATTCCTGGAATGATGGAAGGAATTGGAAATAGGATGTTTCAAAATTTATCTGGAATTGCAGGATTATTTGGAAGCGAAGTCAATCCTATTGCAAAACTTGCCAAAGAACATGGTATTCCAGTTCCCGCTGATATTGTGTCGCAAGCAATGCAACAAGCGGGAGGTGGTAAAAATGAAGCACAATGGGCAGAAGGCCAACCAGGTGCATATACTGGTCATTTTATAGGTGATTTAGTATCATCTTTACCACTTGAAGCAGTTGCGCCATATATAGGATTAGGGAATAAGGCAAATTTGCTCCAAAAAGCTTCACATCTTGGATATGATGCTTTATTAAATGCTATTAAAGGTAGTGCATTTGGAGCTGCAACATCAAATGATAACCGAAAAGAATCTGCAAAAGGTGGATTTATTGGAGGTGCAGCAGGAACATTTGTTGGTAGAGGGGCAATGCTTGGTGCAGGTGGTGCGCAAAAAATTGCCAACACACTTGTTGATTCATTTACTGAAACTGGTGCAAAGCGATCAGTTCAATCTACTGTTAAAAAAGTTCTTGGTGAAAATTCAGATGATATTGTTAAAACTGTAATAAGAAATGATTTAATCAAATCTAGGCCAAAAGGTGTAAATCCTATGACTGCCGAATTAGGTGGTAATAGTGGTGGATTAAATGCAATGCAAAATAAAGCAGAAGTTCTTGATCCACAAAATTTTCAACTTCGTGAAATAGCTAATGTAAATGCTAGAAAAGCAGCTATAGATGCTATGGGTGCTACTCCAGAAAACATAGCGCAATCAAAAGTTATTATGGAAAATATAGGGAATAAAATTTATAAACCATTAATGACTAATAAAGTTCCTATCAATCAAACATTAAGAAAATTATCTGAAAGGCCAATAGTAAGAAGTGCTTTTGAAAATTACAAATTAAAAATGGAAAATATGGGAACTCCATTAAAACAAGATGTAATAGATTCATTTTATGGCAATGCCACAAAACAATCAAATATTATTGGTCCAAATGGAAAACCTTATCCAGCTACAATACCAAATGAAGATGTTTCTGGAGAATCAATTCATCATATGAAGCTTGCTTTGGACAATTTATTAGAAGATGCAAAAAATCCATTATCTGGAATAAATCAAGAGCAGGTGCGAAAAAATATTAAAGACTTTAAATCATGGAGGACTAGTAATTTTCCAGAATATAATAAGGCTCAAAATGCTTATGCAAATGCGTCTCGTCCATATAATAGGGCAGTTGCATTGCAGGAAATTAAAAAGCAAGCATATCCAGCACAATCTGAATATGACAATGCAACAACAGAAAGTTTAACAGGTTTTGCTAATGCTATTCATCCTGATAGCAATATCGTAAATAAAATTCCAGGATATGCTAAAAAAATAACACAAGTATTGGATAAAAAGGACATTAGGAAGCTTAAAACCTTGGCAGAAAGTATGGCTGCATCTTCTCATGCACGATCAGGTTCTGGTGGAGATATTGTTGGAAGTAGTATGCAAGATTTAAGCGGAAGGTTAGCTAGATCACCCGCTGAAATAGCGGCTGCATCAACAGGTATTCCAGGAGCTTATGGTCTTACTAATGCGCTATCATTTGGCATTCTCGAAAAACTTACTGGCAAACATAAAAAAGCATTGTCAGAAGCAATGAGAAATCCAAAGACTTTTAAAGAAATAATGCAAATGCAACAGCATCAAAATATTATTGATAAATTTAATCCAAGCAACCCAGCAACTAGAGTGCCAGGAATACTTGGATATATTTTAGGAAAGGAAGCAAATAATTAAATTGTTGTTGTCCAATGTGTTGCCACAGGATGAAATGGTTTTCCTTTTATAGTTAAATCAAAATATTCCACATGAACAAACTGTCCAATATAACTTTCTGGGTCATCTGCCACTGCGTACTTGTCTGCCATAGTACCAGGAGCAGTTACCTTGAAAGTTTCACCATTATATAATTCACAAACCAATATGCCCCACCCATCGACGCTTTCTTCAACATCTACAACAAGATATTCGTCATCCAGACATTGCTTTAATTTTACTAAAGAGTTGCTTCTTTTTCCATCTTCATATCCATACAAACCTTGTCTGATAATCAATCCTTCGTAACCTTCCATCAATGATGCCTTTAGCTCGTCTCTTATGGATGGTACTAAGTTAGCATATTTAGTTGGAGCAATCATAAAAGCTTCATTTTTTGTTTGTATTTCAAGCAATCTATCTAATCGCTCTTTATAGCTATTGTCCATTATTGCATCATACATGACATAATTTAATAGTTTGCTTTCAGGTTGTTCTCTTTTTATCCAGCTAGATATAGTTTGAAGTTTTATTCCATGGCTATAAAGTTCTCCATCAATAGATTCTCCCTCGCTAATTTGATGCGATAAAGGCGCTACAATATGCTCAATAGAGCGGATTAATTTACCTTGCCTACTGTATGCAATCATCTTGTTATTTCGCTTTGTTATGATGCACCTATGCCCGTTATATTTGCGTTGTATGAATGAGTTGTCAAGATCAACATTCGATAGTTGATCAAATCGCTTTGCTAACATAGGCTTTTCTAATCCTAGAGTGTTCACTGGCTTTGTTTTCTCAGCTTGTGTTAATGACAAAACATAGCCTTTGTCCATCTGTTTAGATATGCGCGAAGCTACTCTTGATATAATTTGGTCATCACGACTACGTCCACCTTTACCAAATGGAACATCCTCTGTCTTAACCTGAATGATTCCACCTAGTTGCCCATGAGTTATTATGATCTGGTTATTTTCGACTTCAATACCCCAAATTCGAATATTGCCAGTATTGTCTTTTATGTAAAGTGTTGTTTTTTCTTTATTCATTATGATCACCATAAAATGGGATAGGAGTTCCATATTTTCTAATGTAAATATCAAGCAAGTAATAAGATGCTAACCATTCCGCTGATATTGGTCTTACTTCATTTTTTATTTGACTCAAAGTTGATCGATGGGTTCCAATCTCATCAGCTAATTTTTGCAAACTGCCCCCATCATCAACTAATTTTTGAATCATAAATGGGAAATCAGGAATTTTAGGCTTTCTGTTCATGCCTTTCTACCATGATTTTTATTAAATCCATATTTTAATTCTGCTTCTTTTCTTACCTTTGCAGCTTCATTTTTTGTTGGATAACAGCCTAAGCGTATTATTTTTCCATTTACAGTTATCGTTGAAGAATATTGTAATGTATCTTTTCTTAAATGCACACCTATTATACCAGTAGAATTATATGAGCTAATTTTTCTATTTTTCATATTTTCACTACGAGTACAATCTTTAAGATTTTCCCATTTATTATTAAATCTA